AATTTTTTCAACTGTACTGCTGAACAGCTCCTCGTCAAATTCCTGTATTATATCTTGCCGTTTAAGCAATTTAAGAAAAACAACACTTTTCTTACTGCGGTCTATAAGGTTTGTTCTTTCCAGTTTAATAGCCTCAAGTTTTGCCTCCTCGGCATCATAATCAGACATTAATTCATTATAATGCTTAGCGTATTCTTTCTGATTAATTGCCACACGACTGTTCAGTTCAACGTAGTCATGTACCTGTTTTGAAATATGTTCAAATTTTGCTTGTTGTATGGCAACTTTTTTATCAATTGCTGTTGTGTCTGAAAGTTGCTCTACTACCTGCTCAATGAAACCAATTATTTCATTTTTGTTTTCTATCAATTCGTTCATAACACTTACAAATGAACTTTTCAGCATATCTTCCGTAAAATGCGGTGTTACGTTTTTGTGTTGAATTTTAAATTTTGAATTGCATTGCCATACAGTACGACGATATTTATTATTGCTGTGCCATAGCTTTGAGCCATAAATATCTCCGCATTCACTGCAAAAAAGCATTCCCGAGAAACAGCTCCCTGAAATTTTATAATGTCTACCCGCCTTTCGTTTTTTAAGCTCCATTTGTACCAAGTCATATACTTCTTTCGATACAATAGCCGGGTGACTGTCCTCTATGTAATACTGAGGTATTTCACCATTATTTTTTTTGACTTTCTTTGACAGAAAATCGACCGTAAAGGATTTTTGCAATAACGCTGAACCTTTGTATTTTTCATTGCGAAGTATTGAGTTAATAGTTGATGGTGACCACTTGTTCCCACCACGCGGTGCAAGAATATTTTGCGACATTAAATAATTCGCTATATATGTAGGTGTCTTTCCCTCAAGAAACAGTTTATAAATAAGTCTTACCGTCTTTGCTTCCTTTTCAACAATTTTCGGCTGACCGTCTTCCCCACGCTCGTACCCAAGAAATCCACTGTATGGCATCATCACTTTTCCGTCTGCAAAACGTTTTCTTTGTCCCCATGTTACATTCTCTGAAATCGAACGGCTTTCCTCCTGTGCAAGGCTCGACATAATCGTTATCAACAATTCACCCTTGCCGTCAAAGGTATAAATATTTTCTTTTTCAAAGTACACTTCCACACCGTGTTCCTTGAGGTTTCTCACTGTTGTTAAACTGTCGACCGTATTTCTTGCGAAACGACTGACTGACTTTGTGAGTATAAGATCAATTTTTCCGTCAAGTGCGTCGGCTATCATTTGTTTAAAGCCTTCACGATGCTTTGTGTTTGTCGCTGAAATCCCCTCGTCTGTATAAACCTTTACAAAATCCCAGTTTTGATTGTTTTTTATATGATTTGTGTAATAATCAACCTGTGCCTCGTAGCTTGTCAACTGTTCCTCATTATCTGTTGAAACTCTTGCATATGCTGCGACTCTGCGTTTACTTTCTTTCGTCTGTGCCGCCGTTGAATGCAATGTTTTTCTTGCCGGGATTACGGTTATTGTTTTTGACATTATAAATACCTCTTTCTCTGATTTATATAATTACGTTGTTTCATTTCATCGTTCCATTTACGGTCAATCTCCCATGTCCGCTCTGCTGTACTGCCGTCGGCAAATACAAACCGTACTCTACCGCCTTCATGTATGAAAATTTTTTCAATTTCTTTGTCAAAACCGTCTGCCATATTGCATAGCACATCATCAGGGATTTGCTTATTGGAACAATATTTTTTACCCTTATGTGTATATGTCTTGCATATCCATATAAAATGTTCGGATGGAGTTCCCGTATGCGTTTTCTTTCTGCCGTATTTTGCTCCGCAAGTTCCGCAAAACACCATATCTTTAAAACGATAATCGTATGCTCCGATATACGGATTGCGTTCGTTCTTTTCGGCAATCAAATTCTGTACCCTATCAAACAAGGCTTTAGCTACAATCGGCTCATGATTTTCCGTAATATAATATTGTTTCAAGCAACCGTCATTTTTCAAACTTCTTTTTGAAATGTGGTCTTTTGAATAATATTTTTGAAGCAGTAAATCACCGATATATTTTTCGTTTTTCAGTAAATCAATTATTGTACGCTGATGCCACTTACCTCCGCCCGGTCCGGGTATTTCACGCTCATTCAAAATCTTTTCTATGGTATACGTTCCGTTTCCTTCGGCATACAACTCAAATATCTCTCTCACAACTTTTGCCTGTTCTTCATTTACGGTAAGCTGTCGTTTGTGAACATTGTAACCGTAAATAGTGAACACGTTCGGTATCCCTTCCTCGTAATTATGACGAATTCTCCACTTGCAATTTTCACTTACCGACAAGCTTTCCTCCTGTGCAAAAGAAGCGAGGATAGTGAGCATTAGCTCTCCATCCCCGCTGATACTGTGAATATTTTCTTTTTCAAACCAAACGTCAATGCCGAGACTTTTCAGTTCTCGAACCGTTGACAAAAGCGTTATCGTATTTCTTGCAAAACGGCTAATTGATTTTGTAAGTATAATTTCAATTTTGCCGTTTTTGCAATCATCAATCATTCTGTCGAACTCTGCCCTGTTATCCTTTGTGCCTGTCAGAGCTTCATCGGCATAAACTCCAACGTACTCCCATTCAGGATTTCGTTGGATATACTCACTGTAATAGCTTATTTGTGCCGAAAGTGAGTGAAGCATTGCATCCTTTCCCGATGAAACTCTGGCATATGCACATACCCTTTTTCGCTTTGGTATAAGCGGTTTCTTTACTTCGATTTTTTGAACTCTTGCGTTCATATTTCTGCTTTCCTTTCTTTAAAATTGCACCTATATATTAGCTCTAAAACCGCATTATATCAAGCATTTTCAGCGTTTTTCAGACTTGTAAACCACCCAAAATCGGCTCATACTTTTTGGTCATAATTGTATCAATTTTCTTGTACTCTTGCGGTGTTAAGATTCCCTTATTAAGCATTGATTTGACAATACTCATCGAAATCCCGTAATCGCGTTCACGCCGCAGCTGCTCAGATGTCACGATTGTCCACCATCCCATCTGTTGTCATACACTCCGGCTCTGTCATTCGTTACAAACACACGAAGCAGCTCGTTCGTAAGACCGAGGCAGCCGTTTTCATCACCCTGCAACAGTCCCTTGTCCATCATTTTTTGAATGGTAGGTTTTGCCCAGTCGGGCATATTGCTGTCCATATAGTTGTAAACCATTTTGCTGTTCAGCGCGTCAACCGTTGTTTTCAACGATGAAATCTCCGCTTTCAATTCCTCATATTCCTTGCTCATAAGTTCATCCTCGCTTTCTGAAATTAAAGTATAATCCGGTCGACAGAATTTAGTCCCCGGAAGATTACTGTTGTAATATCCCTTTTTACACACACCTCCGCCGTTGGCAATAATTGTGCTGCCGCCGGAGGTGTTTCCTTCAATCGTTTCAAAATAGTCACCGTTCACCGCGATGACTATTCCTGTGTGAGTAAATGTGCCGTTGTGCTTAAAAATCACAATGTCACCCTTCTGTGGATTGGCATAGAGTGTAAACAGGCTCGCCATTGTCGGGCAGTACACATACGGATAGTGCTTCAACAGCTTTGTTGCATTATCCTTGCCGTATGTTTTTGTAAAGCACCACGTCACAAAGCACGCGCACCACGGCTGTCCCTGATAGTCCGGCTTTATCTCCTCCCAGTATTTTGTGTAGTTGTTGCTTCCGGCGTTTGCCGTTTTATCGTAAAGGTTACTGCTGTTTTTCTTTTCAAGATAGCCGATTTCATTTTCTGCTGTTTCGATAACCTTATCAATTGCTGTCATTGTCATCCTCCTCTGATTTGCTGTGCAGCTGCTCCAATATCGTCTTCATCTTTGACGGAATAGGCAATCCCAAGTGTCCGGCATTTTCTAAAATAGAGATGCCCTCGTTGGAAATATAGAAGAATATCACCGCCGTGCGAATTACACAGCCTGTGCCGATGATACGAACATCAATTATATTCGCCATCGCCACCAAAATAAAAATCAGCACCTTTTTGCAAATGCCTTTAAAGCCGACCTCGCTCGACAGCTTTCTATCCGCTGCCGCGCACATCACACCTGTGATGTAATCGGCCACGGTAAAAATAATCAAGCCGTAAACCAAGCCGTCACAACCGCCCAAGAAATAACCGAGCCAACCGCCGACTGCCGCAAAAATCAACTGTGTTGAGTTCCAAAATTCTTTCATTAAATTACTTGTCCTTTCCTTATTCACTTTCTAATTTACTTACTCTTTCGAGCAAGTCATTAACCGTTTTTACAATATCGCTCCTGCCGATAAGTACAGGCTTTCCGTCTATGTAGATGTACTCGGAAAACACATCGTTGTCGGAAATGATATACATCGTTCGCACGTCAATATCATCCCCGAGCTTAGCCGTCAGTCGGATATTGTCAATACCCATTTCTACGCTGTTCACATATGAGAAAATTTCAATAGCGGTGAGCTGTTCCGTATCGGCGTCTACAAAATCAATCGTTCCGCTTATCTTATCGGCATTTCCGTTTGAAATTTCGTAGCTGACCTTTTTACTTTCAAAATCCACCTCAATCTTGCTGTGAACCCACACTTTGAAAAATGTGGTTTTCTCGGTGCGTTCGGTGTTGACGTAGTAATAACTGCCGTCCTTAGTTCCTTGGAAAAACAGCACTCCGCTATGGTCATAATCCGTTCTGTATGATTCACCCGGTCGCTTGCTCAAATCCGACAGTCCGATAAACCATCTGTCACCGCCGATTTTGCTGTCAAATTCGATTATGATATTTTTCGCTGCCGTTGTGTATGATGACAAATCAAAAGTCGCAAAAGCAAATTCGTTTGCCGCATTTGATACGGTGGTTATTTTCTGATAGTTGTTATTATCATCTTTTGCCACTGCCGCAGTACAGCGGTTGACGGCATTGAATTTTGAAATGCCGTCCTCAAAATCAAACTCCGCTGATACGGACGGCAATGCTCCGACTATTTTCTTCTTTAAATAGCCGTCACTCTCAAGCTCGGATTTATCAACCTTTTCCTCAAGCTGTTCTCGGAGTTTATCCACATCTTCACCCTTTGCAAGACGTATATCCTCTGCCATAATTCAACCCTCCTTATATACGACTTGTAAACGGATATTTTAATTGCATGACATAGTCGTCCTCCATGCTCCATTCGCTCCATGTTGGATTTTGCACCGCACCGCTACTTCCGATAAACCACAAATAGCGGTGACGGGCATATACTGTTCCGTTGGAGTATAGCAGTGCTTGAACATTATACACTTCGCTTTCATCACCCGATTTATCGGCAAATGATATGAAAAACACAGGTGCTTGAGAGCTTTTGGGCAGTTTTACACCGTCCGCAATTTTCATAATATCCGTGTTTGTTTTTCCGTTATTGTACTGGCTGTATGATATTCCGTAACTGTCCATATTAGCGCACTCGCTATAATTTTCTATGTTTGCCAACAAGAGCGCATAGGTGCCATCAAGCATTGATGAAGCTATCGCATTTACCTTTGTTTCAAGGTTTCTTATAGCATCATCGGTTTTCTTTTGCAACGTATCAATACTCTTGAAATTTTCATCAAGCACACCAATATCAATAGTATCCGAATCCGCCGGAAGATTAAATTTGTAGTTTGCTGTTTTATTCATTTTGACCTCCTTCACAGCAGGCGCGCATACGGCTCATCATTCTTGAACACCACATATGCGTTTGCTCCGTTCTCTCTTAAATATATATTTTCATCATCCACATACAGCCATGTCCTGCCGTCATAGTCACGAATACCGTCCCACGTGAACGCTTTTGCATTGCCCCAAGTACCGAGCTTTTTCTTAACCTCGCCCCATGTGTTGTGCTGAAATTCATACTCGATCTTGATATGCGCGGGCTTGACCTCATCGATCGCCGCCTGTATTTGCTCAAGGTTATACGGAACTCCCGTTCTGCCGCTGAACAAAACGGTGACGGTATAGTTCGTGAAATCCTCTGTAATCGTACAGCCTGTTTTGTCGTAGATTTTTATCAGTCGTTCAAGCTCTGATTTTGTCAAGAGATTATTGCCTTGAATACGGGCGATAACCCTTGAACGCTTGGTTTCGTTATCCGCGTTGATTTCAAAAAGTCCCACGTCATTTTCATGGAGCGTGAAATCATCGGTTGTTGTGATAAACAGCCGTAAATCCTCTGCTGAAATATCGGCTGTCACTTTATCAATCAGCTTTTGGATTACATCATATAAATCGGCAACAACCGTGGATTTTCTGTAATACCGCGGCAATTTCTCAATCACGAAATCACCACGCTTCCAAGCACGGGAACAGCTCCGTCGGCAATCGTTATATTCGCTGTTCCGCTGTTTACCTTTAGGCTTGTATAATCCTCAACACCAGAAACAGATAATATAAGACTGCCGATTTTTGCATAGGATACATACGCTTTTTTCAGAGCCTCGTCCGATAAATAATTCTTTACAGCCGTTTCAATGCTTTCTTGAATATTCGCTGTTTCGTCCGTGGTCAGCTTGACGGAAATGTTTATTGTCAAAGCCGTTGCACTCACAACCGTTACGCTTGCCCCGATTGGACGATTTTCCTCGATGTGTTCTGTCACCTTTGAAATCAACTCATCACTCGCAGGCTGATTATCGGAGTCAACAATAACTACCTTGACCGTACCCGCGCCGTTCCAAAGCGGAATAACCCTCACGTCACCGACACCGTTTACTTCCTTTGCCCATTCGATGTAGTGATATTTGTTGCCGCTGACATTCGGACGCGATACTTTTTCAAGGTATCGTTCAAGCAAATCTGCGTCTGTTTCAGCGTCATAACCGCCTGTAAAATCCGTGATATTTTCAACCGCCGTAAGTCCGGGGAGAGTAACAGGGAAACGATTTATTTCGCCTATATTCACATTTCCGGCACTTCCGGCTGTTGTACAGGTTGCGGTCACATCAGCATATCCGACTTCGGGAATTGATGTTGTTTCGTCCACCGAAAACAGAAGATTATCGGACGCAACTTTTGAACCGCTGCGGATAATCTCACCGCGGCTGCCTGTGATGCGAACAGTACCGCTTGCGTATGTTCCTGCTTTTCGAGTAATTCCTTGCTCTGCGACTTTTCTGTCAAGGTATTCGCCGACAGCCGTTAAAGCAAAAGCATTCTCGTCAAGCTCCGCAATCTTGTTCTGTAAGCTGTATATTTCAACAGCCACGGGATAAAGAAGGTCATAAAAAAAGGAGCCCTCCGAAACGTCATAATCACTCGGAACGTACTCCAGCATATATTCAAGAATTTCATTCAAGGTCATACGATAAATCCTCCTCTCCGTAAGCTGTTGTCAGCGTAAATGATACGCTCAACTTTGAGCCGATTGCATTTACCGTAAAATTGCTCATACTCTGTATATCATCATGCCGCAAAAGAGCCGTTTCGATTTCTCGTTTTAACTCGGATTCAATAAAATCAAGGCTGTATGTCTTGCCATTCACCGCCAAGAAGGGCGGACAGCCGTCAGGCTGGCTTTTGCAAAGCAAAAGTGATGAAAATGTTAAATCCTCAATATTTGCACCGTAGCTGTTATACATCGCATATCTGTCAAGCTGCGTCCGCAGGCATTTTTCAATCCACAGTCTAAGAGCGTTTGAGCCTTTCAAGACAACTGCAGTGCCGTTCTTCATTTTAAACTCACAGTTTTTGAAATCAAAATCAAATGTATTTCTCACTTAATCACTCCAATCGCAACAAATTTATTGTCATCGGAATACGGTAGAAGCACAACCTCTTTGTTGAGATTGACATATTCCGTGTAACTGTCATAAATTCGTGTTTCATAAATATCAAATGTCGCTTTCACGTCATCGGCTGTAAGTATGATCCTATTGCCGAGCTGAATTTTAAGCTCCGGCAAGGATATGATTTTACCAAACATCGGTGTATACGGCGAGGGATTATCTCTCGCTCTGATGTGCTTTGCTAATTCTGTAATGCCGTCCATATTTCCTCCAAACAAAAAAGCGACTACCTGTTATAGTAATCGCTTATCAAAACTTTATTTGATATATTCTCTAAATATATCTCTTAACATAAATATATCGCCGCTGACTGATTTTATAGTAGCTATCATAAGAAAATCCTTGTCAATCTCAGCAAAATCCAAGCTTTTGTCCAAATTTGAAATAAGCATTGACAAAAACAATCTTTGCA